AACAAACCTCTTGACCCTTTAACTGTTTCAGATCGATTAGATAGCAAAAACCTTTTAACCAGAGTAGGAGGAAAGAATTACTTAATTGATCTAGCCTCCACCAGTCCATCTGCTGCAAATTTAGAAGCGTATGCCGGAATGATTAGGCAAAAATCCATTTCAAGAAGGTTGCTGAAGATTAATTCAGAGATTTCAGAACTCATTATTAATCCCCAAGGCAAAGATGCTGCTGAATTACTTGATGAGGCTGAAACTAAAATCTTTTCATTAAATGATGAGGCCAGTAGAACATCAACCAGCATTCAAAAGTTAGATGAGCTTATTCCTCAATCAATTGAGAGAATGAATGAAATTGCAAAAAATGGCTCCTCCTTACTTGGAGCATCGACAGGTTATAAGGATCTTGATGGCAAGTTGCAGGGACTGCAAAAAGGAGACCTGATAATAGTTGCTGCCAGACCGAGCATGGGTAAAACTGCTTTAGCGATGAATATTGTTGAAAACTTTATTCTAAATAAAGAAATACCTGGAGGCGTTTTAGTCTTTAGTCTTGAGATGCCAGCTGAATCATTAACCACAAGATTATTGGCTAGCAACGCTAAAATTGATCAACAAAAAGTTAGATCAGCCTCTATGAATCAAACTGATCTTAAAAAATTTATGGAATCATCGTCTAAATTAAAAGATTTGCCTCTGTACATAGACGATAGCTCAATGCTTTCACCCATGGAGCTAAGAGCAAGAGCCAGACGAATTGCACGTCAAGAACCCAAAGGATTATCTTTGATAGTTGTTGATTATCTTCAATTAATGCAATTGCCTGCTTCCCAAGAGAACAGGGTTAATCAAATTTCTGAAATTTCTCGATCATTAAAAATGCTTGCAAAGGAATTAAATGTTCCTGTTATTGCATTATCTCAATTAAATCGTGCTGTGGAGCAAAGACCCAATAAAAGACCAATTATGGCTGATTTAAGGGATTCGGGTGCAATTGAACAAGATGCAGATGTAATTTTATTTATCTACCGAGACGAGGTTTATAACGAAGATTCTGAAGAGGGCAACAAAGCTGAAATCATCATAGGCAAACAAAGAAATGGGCCTATTGGTAAAATAAATCTTACCTTCCTTAAAGAGTTTACTAGGTTTGAAGATTTTGCAGTCGATAGTTATTACGACTCAATATAATGATTGAACCAAATTCTGAGCTCATAATCGACTTTGAGCTTGTAAGAGATAACATCAAAATAATTAGAGACAACTTACCTACAAATTGCAAAATCATGGGCATCATAAAAAGCAATGCCTATGGACATGACCTTGAAAAGACTTCTCAAGCATTAGATAAAGCTATAGATGGATATGGTGTGGTTAGACTTGAAGAGGCTTTAAAGATTAGAGAAAGCTCATTAAAACCTATTCTAGCTATGCAAGGGGTATATTCCTCGGAAGCTTATGAAACCTTAAACAAAAATAATATTTGGGCAGTTATTCATTCAGTCTCTCAATTACCTTTGGCAAAGCAATACAAAGATAAATTGGTACATTGGATTAAAGTAAATACTGGAATGAATAGACTTGGTATCAGATTAGATGATCTTGATCAGTTCCAATTACTTTTTAAAGATTCAAATGTTTTGATGACCCATTTAGCTTGCGCTGATAATCCTAAGGATGAATTAAATGTAATGCAATTTAAAAATTTTGATCATGCTTGGAACAAAGTTTCCAAAAATATGAAGCGCAGCATATTGAATTCTGCAGGAGTTTTTAACTTTGCAGATCAAGCCTATGATTGGGTTAGGCCGGGCATTGCAATGTATGGAGGGATCAATTTTCCTGGTTTAAAAACTGCCATGACATTTAGAAGTCAAATTATTTCTATTCAATCATTAGGAAAAAATGAAAGGATTGGATATGGCGGAAGGGTAAAAACAAATAAACCTACAAAGATTGCCGTTGTTTACTGTGGGTATGCTGATGGATTTCCTCAAACAGCTATAGATGGAACCTCTGTAATAGTTAATAGCCATAAGTCTCAAATTATTGGCAGAGTTAGCATGGATCTGGTTTCAATTGATATTACAGAAATCCCTGATTGTAAAATTGGAGATTGGTGTGAATTATGG